GATTTTACTTTACCGAAGAGACCTTTCTTCTTCTCTTCAACTTCTTCTACAATTTCTTCTTTTACCTCTTCAGGCATAGCACTATAGCAACTACGCTATTTAGAAATTAGCAATTCCTAAACCAGCATTAGGGACAGGTGCTGAAGCTTGTGGAGTAGTAGGAGCAAGATCAGGAGCACCAATAGGTAAAGCACTTCCACCTAAAGAACCACCCATTCCACCAACAACAGATTCAATTGCTGCGTCTTTGATGTCATCTATAATAGCATCTTTGTTTAGATAAACATAAGATCCTACACCAATAATACCAGCTAGTGATACTCCTGATGCAATACTAATTACATTAGCAATGCTGTTGAAACTGATCTTCATTATTTTTTTCCTATAAGGTGTTTTATTTATGCAGCTGCTTTATAGTAGGCTCTGTAGTAAGCAACAATACCACTTGTTATCTTATGACCCTTCTGTACCCATTCATCTGCACATTCATAAATGGATTGATTTGAATATTTACCTTCTCCAAATTCTCTAAAAAGAATTAGCAATGCTTGTTGACGTAATTTCAACTCCTCATCAGTGTAGTGTTCCACAATTAATCCTCCATCATATAAGACATCATAGTCATGAATAATGTTGTTACCATCACAACACCCACAACCATCATAAAAACCATTTGATAAGTTTCAGTTAAGTTAATCATATTAACCCCATTGAACCTGCTGTAATTCCAACCACCATAAAAAATCCAAACTCCAGCAGACCATGAGCACCTGCAGGGGTGTTGATTAATATGTTATTGAAATACGAGAGAACTGATGGTTCCATTGAATAGTACGTATGCTCCTAAGATTCCTAAAAATAATGGTACTTGCATGATAGGTAAAAATACTCTGTTTAGTATATAGGTATTTCTACCTTACTGTCAAGAGTATTGTTACACCTATCACACCGACCATTGCTAAACGACCATTCCATCGTTCAGCAAATCTCCAGTAATGATGATTCCAATCTATCATGCTCCTGAAGGAACAGTGACTGGTTGCATCTGAGAAACTCTCACGCCTTTTCCTCCATCATCATCGTCATCATCATTAAATGCTCGAAGAATAAGTTCTACCAACACCAAAGCAGCCATAGGATAAAAGATCCATAAGACTGCTGTGAATGGTGTTATTGTATCGGATGCGGCTACAAAGTCGCTCATATATTTTGATCTGAAGATAAATGAATAATTATTTAGTTTTGTAAACTTTTAGACTATACCAGGAATGAGTTGCCCTGTAAAGGAGTAACTAGCAAAGGCAGCGACGCAGCCAAAGATAGCAGCAATACCATTCCACCTTTCAGCGATGGAGAAGTCAACTTGATTGTCTGTAGTTTTTGCATTGTTCTTTGTCATTAGTAGATACCTGGAATGATTTGACCATTTGCAAGATAAGATGCACTCAATAGAATGAATCCCAACATTGCTGCACGTCCTTGTGCTCTGAGGAAGATGTTATTTTGATTTTTCATTAGAAGATACCTGGAATGATTTGACCTGTTGTAGCATATGCTCCGAAGGCTGCAACGAATCCAA